CTAGGCCATGGCACTGCGTTTTCGGCTATTTTGTCGTGCCCCAGGAGCCGATGCAGTCGCTGATACTTGCGAGGTCGTTCGCTCATCTGCTTCCATCTTGGCCTTCGCCGCTGCTCTTCCGGTCACACCCGAGGCTTTGGTCCGATTCCCGGAAGCCTCCGCTTCCGACAAAATTCCTCCGAAGATCGTGACCAATTGCTCGGCAGCCTCGCGCGCCAGGTCGTAGCCGATCGCTCCGCGGGTATAGACCTCATACTGGGCGTCGCTTTCATGGCCCGTGAGGCTGCGACCGGTCGGGCTGGATACGCCTGCCATGGTGAGGGCGGTCGGGCCGGTGGCCCGAAGACCGTGGAGCGTGTACCGCGGTAAGCCCAGCCGCCGGAGCATGCGCCGCAGCATCTCCTGGGCATTGCTGAGCGTCCACGCCTCACCGCGTGGTGTGGCAAGCAGCACATCCTCCCGCCGGCCTTTCATGGCGGCGAAGGCGGCTGCGAGGGCATCAGGGACGTGCAGGACCATGGGCTTGTCGGTCTTGCTCTGGACAAAGGAGAGCGTCCTTGCGTCCTCGTTGTAGGCCGCCGGCCGCATGGACGTGACGTCCCCGCCACGCTGGGCGGTCAGCAGGTAGCAGAAGAGCAGGGCCCGGAACTCGGGGGTCGCCTCTCGCAGGACCGCCAGCAGCACTCCTCGGGGCCAGGGTCGATTCTGATCCGACTTTCCCTTGACCCGGAGCCTTTTCACCTCGGCAAGCGGGCTCACGGGCAGTGCCTTGGGGTTGAGCCTTCGGTAATGCGCGATGACGAGCTGCATGTGTGACTTCAGCCGATTCCAGTCGGCCGGGCGCGCCCCGTATTTGGCCCGCAGCGCCTCCCACCAGGGCGGATCCAGATTCGCGAGCTTCAGGGGGCCGAATTTGGCCCGGAACGGCTCCAGCGAGTGCCGGTAATGGCGCTGAGTGGCAGGGGCGAGTTGCTGAAAGTCGGCACCGCCCAGATAGGCGGCTATGGCTGCCTCTACCGTGCCATCGTCCGGCCGCTCGCGCTTTGGCCCGGCCTCATGAAGGGCATGGATTCGGTCGTAGGCAGCGAGGAAGGCGGCGCTTCCCTCCGGGCTTGGCAGCGGCGTCCGCTTCTCGTCGCGCCGATAATAGAGATAGACCCGATCACCCTTTCGGATTGCCTGGACGTGGGGAAGCCTGCCGCCGGAGCGGGGGTGGGGTGAAGTCATCAAGGGCTTCCATGGCGGCCTTCCGGGCCGCCTCATCCTGTTGTGTGGGGGCGAGGGCGTCCAGTCCATAGAGGCGGCCGGTCACCGCCTCCAACTCGAATCGATGCCAGCGGGGTATCTCCACCGGAGCGAACGCCCTGGGTGGCGGAAAGACCTGCGCCTTCACCAATGCGCTAAAATCCCGGCGGGTGTAGCCGGTGAAGCGCGCGGCCATGGTCTCGTCCATGAGGAGCGGCCAGCCGGGCAGGGAGGAGCCGTCAGGCATCGGACCCCTCCACCCCCGGCACCCCGGCGGCCTTTCTCTGCACGCGCTCCTGGATCATCAGGTTGAGGCGGACGATCGAGGTCTGAACGCGACGTGGCAGGGCGCACCGGTCGCTCCGGAGCGCCACCTGACAGGCGGCCCGGGCGATCTGGAGCGCTTCCAACTTGTCCACTATCTGGTGGAGCGATTGGACCTTCCCCCGCCCCGCGCCGCCCTGGCTCTGGTCAGGGGGCATCAGTAGTCACCCCCGCTGCTGCTGGAGGACGAGCTACTGTCGGAGCTGGATGAGCTACTGGAGCCGCTGTCGTAGGACGACGACGGCGAGGATGAGGAAGACGGCCCGCTGTCATGGCTGTGCGAGCTACTGTGGCTCGTCGGCGAGCAATCGGACGGAGGCGGGGAAGTGGGCGGGGATGGCGCGCAGTTGTCGGAGGCCGGTGGCGACGGGACATCGGGCTGATTGGCTAGGTTGAGCGGCGAGAGAGGGTTCAGCAGCCCGATGGGGTTGAGCGGACTGAGCGGGTCCGTCATTGGGTCCGGCGTGCTGGACGAGATGGGGTAGTGGGACGCGGTGGCCGTCTCTGCTCGCCGGCGGGCGCGCCGATCCTTTTCGTCCTGCCATGCGCGCTTCTTCGCCGCACTCCACCAGAAGGGCGGAGCGGGCCGATCCAGATCGGCGTCTGTGAAGCTGTAGCTCATGCCTTGGTCTCCCCCACGACCTGGCTGGGGCGGGTGCCGCGGGCGCGGATCGTGGCGGTATGCACCGTCGCTGGCTTGCTCTGGCGCAAGAGAATGGCGAGGCCACGCACCAGCGACGGGATGGCCACGCCCACACGCTGGGACATGCGGTCCACAGTCACCCCGGACTGCACGCAGCGGCGCAGCTCCTCCAGCTTCGGCTCCGTCCAGCGCACCGGGCCGTGCTGCTCCCGCGCAAGCGAAATGCCGAGGCGCTGCGCCTGGGCGCGCGCGGCCTCCCTTGATGTGCCGACCCGGTCGGCCAGCTCCGCCGAAGTGAGGGGGCCATTCCGCAGGGCCTCCCGAACGGCGGCCTTCAAGGTGCCGCGCGGCTTGCGGGTCATGCGGCCTCTCCTTCGTAGGCGTCTCCGCGGCTGGCATCCTCCGCGTTCAGAAGCTCCAGCGCCGAGCTGACGGCCTCGGTCACACGGGCCGCCAAATCCATCCGCTTCGACGCCAGCCATTCCCGGCGCTTCACCACCTCCGGATCGCCCGTGATCGCCTCAAGGGCAGGGAGGCTATCAGCATCCTGAATGCGCTCGATCAGCTCGCGCACTCCCTCGGCGACACGGTCCACCGGCGGCCGGTCCTCGCCGCTCTCGGCCCAGAGGCGCAACCGGTTGCCGGCCTCGGGCCCGATGCGCTGGCCCTCGGGGAAGATTGCCCGCAGATCCTCGTTGAGCTTGTGCTGAAGGTCGTAACGCGGCTCGCCGGGCGTGTCCGGGTGCAGGGTCATGGACCCCGACAGCTCGAACATGAACGACTTCTCGCAAATCGGCATGAAGCCAAGCGGCACGATCTCGGTGCCGGGCCCATTCTGGCGCTTGACGATCTTCACCTTCTCCTGGGCGCGCAGGCAGAAGATCAGGTGCGTCCGGGTTTGGATAAGCCGGGCCATCATGCGCTGATGCCGCAGCTTAGGCTTCTTCCAGGCCGGCGCTGTCATGGCCTCCACGCGAGCCGGGTTGCCTTGCGACATGCGCTCGGCCTCAGCGGCCTGGATATCCGAACATCCACCCTCGCCAGCCCATTCGTGCGACATGCTGTCGATCACGATCACCGTGGCGCCGGCGCCCTCAGCCGCACGGATTGCCTCGATGTAGCGCTCCGGGGTGAAGGGGGGCTGGAAGTCGATGTGCAGGAAGTCGAAGGTGCGGATCCCGTCGCCCTTCTCGCTCGGCTTCGGGGCGTAGTGCAGGGCGCGACCGGCCTCAGTGTCGATCACCGCGATCTTGCCCGTGCCGTTCGCGATGCCCTTGGCGGGCATCAGCGCCGAGAAGGTTTTGCCGGACCCGCTGGCGCCAGCCACGCCGAACAGCAGGCCAATCTTCTCCCGGACGGCCGGGCGGACAGTGAAGCTCATGCTGCTTCTCCCATGATTTCGTCGCGAAGGGCCTGCTCGTCCTCGGCGGCGATCTGCCAGCCGGAGGCCTCGACCCAGGCGGTAAAGAGCGGGTAGCCGGGCCAGCAGTTCGTCTTCACACACTGAGCCCAGGCCTGAATGGCGCGCTCGACCTGCCTGTCAGCAATCTCCCGCAGCGACGGCGCCGCGGCGTGCATCGCCATGCAGTAGGGTTCCTTCAGCTCGCCGACCGGGAAAAGCAGCGGCATGGGCTCAACGCCGCGCACGGCGCGCAGGCCCCGCCGATAGAAGGCATCCTGGAAGGCGTAAATCGTCTGGAAGCGCCGGTCCCAAGAGCCAGGCGCCGCCGACAGCTCCGTCATCTTCACGTCGTAGGCGGGAAGGAGTGGATCATCGGGAAGGCGGTCCACCATGATCCGGAGCAGCAGGTCTCCTTCTCGCCACACCAACATCGCCTCGGAGCGGCCGGGCGCGAAGAAAGCCTTGCCGTCGGGGTGCTGCCGGATCTGCCGCAGCATCTCCGCAGCGCAATCCCTCAGGCCGGGCAGCCGGTGGGCCAATACGGGGATGCCGCCATCGGCGCGGATGGCGTCCCGCTGCTCCTGGGCGGCCTTGGTGTTGAAGTCGGTAACGACTTCGCCGGCGCGCTCATGTTTGGGGCCATAGACAGCGGTAATCGGGCGAATGTCGGCGCCCTTGCCCAGCACAAGGGCATGAACGATCGAGCCGTCATCCATTGCCCTGGTCGGCTTCACGTCCGACTTGCCGCCCATCTTGGGATGCGCCCGATGGGCCTTCTTCGGGTTCTCCGTAATCATCAGGTGCGCAATGCTGCGCGAAAGGCTGAACGGCTCGCATGGGTCGGCGTGGTATTTTGCCTCGCTGACCTCGTAGATGCCGGGCTCGGCAATCTTCACCTCACCCTCCCACGCACGCCAGAGCGACGAACAGCAGGGCGATGGTGGCGCCCCGGATGAGGCGCCGGCGCCGCATGGGCTGACGCCAGGAGGGGGCGGGTGTAGGCGTTCATTGCGCGTCCTCCTTCCCCGGGGACGCGGCGGCGGGGTGGGTGAACTTCTGTTCGGCGAGCACGCAGAGCAGCGAGCAGTCCATGTCGGGCTCCTGGTCGCCGGCACCGGCGTCGGCCGGTAGCTCGTCCAGGAAGATCCGCTTCTTGTGCAGCTCGACCAGTCGGCAGCCGATATCTCGCGACAACTTGGCGCGGCGCTCGAACACGTCTGGGAAGTGTCGGCGGACACGGTTCCAGTAAGCGGGCGAGGTGGCCTTCACACAGCCGATGCAGTTGGCGTTCTTGAAGCCCAGCCGGTACATGGCCGGTATTTCAATGCCTGCGCGGTCGGACATTCCTAGGCAGTCGGCCTTCCCCAGCCCTTCGCTAATCAGCGGCGAGGCGAGTTTTACCTCTGGGTTTCCGGCCTTGAAGCGGTCTACCCGATCCTGCTCCTCGGCCGTGTAGCCGAAGACCTGAAGGTCGGGTCGGAACTCGCGCTCGAACGCCCAGCGCACCGCCTTCTTCATCTCGATGGTGCAGGGCGCGCCATTCGGGCCGGCCATGTAGCGACGCTTCGACCAAACCTCCTTGCAGCTCGCGTATTCGGCGCTGCGAAGGTTCAGTATCGGGCGGCCGAACCACTCCTCGCAGTCGGCGGCGAAGCGGTCATTGTCCTCGTGCTCTTCTGGGACGATGCAGCGAGCAACGACCACCTCTTGGTTGTGATAACGGGCCAGGGCGAGCCTCGTAGCTACGGCCGAGGCAGCGCCGGCGCTGAACCAGCAGACGATCCGCATCACGCCCCTCCCTTCCTCACCCCGTCGAGGGCGGCGCGGAGTTCTGCATCGAACATGGACGCGACCTTGAGGGCTTCCGGGCTCAAGGCTGCTGCGCCGATGTCCTCACCAAGCATCTGCGACATCGACACGCCGAAGGCTCGCGCGAGGGCCTGCACCATGTGCACCGTCGGGCTGCGTTGCCGGCATTTCTCAATTGCCCAGATGTGGGACTTCGACGTGTCCGCGCGGGCGGCAACCTCGTCCAACGTCAGGCCACGCTCTTCGCGATACTGCTTCGTCCGGGCGGCGATGGTCCGCACAAGATTGCATAGCCTCGCCTCATCCAGCTCCGCGGCAGGTGGGGTGGGGGTCATTGATCCATTTCCCGATCCCAGGCGGCCTGCGCGCGCTCGCGCTTCTCAGCCAGCCACTCGGCACGCACCGCCTTGAGTTGGCGGACGGCCTCTTCCTCGGTGATCTCGCCGCGATCCAGCGCCTGCTCGATCAGCGCTTCCTCGCGGTCCAGCCAGTCGCTCATCCTCAAGCCCCCGCGCACACAACAGCCGCCGCGACAAACACGGCCAGCAGGATCAGGGCAGAGCGCGTGCTGTCGCGCTCCCGGGCGTAGGGGCGGAAGGGTGGCGCGCTCACGACCGTACCTCAAACACGTCGATCAGCGCCTGCAGCTCGCTCGCCTCGCCGGTGTGGTGCGCCTTCGTCCGTGCGCCTACTGCGTGCCATGCCCAGAAAAGCTGCTGCACCTTCTCGCGGCGCAGGATCCGCACGAGGTTGGCGCGCTGCTCCAGCGTGAGGCGCTGCTCGGGGCGGAGCTGCTCGGCAGCGACGGCGTCCAGCATCCGCGCGACAGGCGGCGCGGGACGGGTGAGGGTGCTTTCTGCGGCTTCCATGGGTGGGTCCTCATCCCGGCCGGGTTGGCCGGTGGTGAGGGAGAGTGTGGTATAGACACGCTACACCGTCAAGGTGATGGTGTATTCAAGATACACTTTCACCTTTGACGGCCCATCGATTGATCGGCTGGGTGGGACAAGTTCCCCTACACTCCGGGCACTGAAGTCCCCGCCGGCCGGGGCGGGCGGGGTGGGAAATTTGGCAAACCTGCCGAACTAAGTAGCGGCCAAGCCCCGGCCCCTGCTGGCCTTCTGGGCGCGGGCTTTCCTGAAGATCACTCGGCCCGGCCGGAGCGATCCGGCTGGGCTCTTGTTGTGGGGCGGCTCATGCAGGGTGCCGGGCAACCGAGGAAAGTCCGGATCATCTGGACGGAATGCACCCGTCCAGTCTGGGCGCGGTCTGTTTCGACGGTCTCAACTCGCCCTGCGTAGACGATCCCCCGCTGGGCTCTTTGAAGCCCAGCTATCGATCAGGATAGCGATGACCGGGGTCAGGAGCGCCCAGGCAGGCAGGATCATCAGCGCGACAATGGTGGCGGCACGCATCATGGAAGCCTCCAAGGGCTTCCCCCTCGCACCCTGCTATATGGGTGGGCTGGTAGGCCGCTCAACCAGAAACCCAGGTCTGCGCAGATGCGTTCGGGTGCTGTCCCTTCACGCATGGGACACTTCCCCTCAAGTAATAGTTTACCTCGCCCGGCGGGCCGATCCCCGCCGGGCTTTCTTCTGCCCGGGTAGAGGGGCGGGCGGGGTTGCGGGGAAAGAAACGGTACAGAAAGCGGTCCCAAACCTCGCTGGATGGGACGCGTTCGAGCCCCGGCCTCTGCTGACCTTTTAAGCAGAGGCTTTCCTGAAGATCACTCGGCCCGGCTGGAGCAATCCGGCCGGGCTCTTTTTTCTGCGGCTGGCAGAGTAGTTGGGATAGGGATCGGTCGCGGCAGATTGTCCGTCCCGAGCCAGCGCCATCCTGGTTTTGGGCTGACGGTCCGCGCATACAGGGGCATGGACCCTACGGGACGCGCCGCTGATGCAATTCTGGACCTCTTGGCCGGTTCGTTGGACGAGTGCGCGAGGGATCTAGCCCAGGGCGACGTACCAGCCGCTCAGAAGAGGCTGGCCGAGGTTATGGACCAGTTGCGGCGGATTCGCCGGGATCTCAGGGAAGAGGGCGGTTCGGCGTAGAGTCCCTGAGCAAGGAAGGTCCGTCGGTCAGGGTGGAGAGGCCTAATGCTTTGCGACAGGCTCCTGTTGGGGCGAATGCACTCCGCTATCCCGCGCGTGGAGCGGGACTGCTCATGCTCATTCGGCCTGATCTTGGTCCAGAGAGCTAGCAGCTCTTAAAGATCGGCGAACCGGGCTAGTGCCTGAAGTTCCTGGTTCCGGGTGAGGGGGCGCGAGGGTGGGTCACTAGGCCTCATCGGCCAACGCCCTAGTCAGCGTAAGCAGGATCTCGCGCTTCTCGGGGTTGAGCTTCGCCCACAGGATCATGAGCTCCTCTTCCTCCGCCTGGATGGCCGGAGGCGCCAGGTCCTCAGCACACTCGACAGGATGGGCGTGTTCCTTCACCGGTATGTTCCTGCCGTGTCAAATTTTTGGACTCGTGTTCTTGTTGTGTTCCCTTCATCCTCCCGTGGTGGTTGAGGCGATTCGGGAGGTTTGTGCGTGGAAGTCGGCATCCGATTCAGGTCTTTTCGTGCGCCTTGGGATCCGGCCCCTGAGAAGCCGCCAGTGTGGCTGTCATCTCCGCATCCAGTTCCTTCGCGAGACGAGATGGAAGAGCCGACCAATCACCCAGGAACACGTAGTTGAAGTCCACCCCCTTGGCTCGGGCGAGGCGGTAAACGGCATACACTCCGGGTGGGTTGTCGCCCGCCATCCAGTTGCGGAGGACGTGCTTGGACACCCCCATCAGTGAGGCGGCTTCGACGTAGGATAGACCCAGCAAATCGATAAGCTTCCGCAGGCGAGCGCCGGCAGCGGCCTGAAAGTCAGACTGGGCCAAGACAGGAACGGCATCGGACATGCCGTATAGCGTGCCTTAACGGCGCGACTTTGGCGGTGAAGGAAAGTCCTTGCGGCGATAGTGTAGTCAAACTACACTTCCGACATGGGCGAAACGATGGACATTGCGGCCCGGCGCGAAGGCGCTGAGAAGGCCATCAGGGCAGCCGGTACGATCACCGGGCTGGCTGAACACCTCGGACTGACCAAGGGCGCGATCTGGCAGTGGCGTAAGAGCGGCATCCCCGCTGATCGCGTCGCCGATGTGGCCGCCCTCACGGGCATCCCGGCCGCCGAGCTGCGCCCCGATCTCGCCAGGGTGTTCGCGTCCGAACCGGAGCGAGCCGCCTGATGGCCCGCATCATCCACCTTCATGCGGGAATGCGCCGCGCGGGCGCAAACCCGCCGCCGGGGATGCCTGAGCCGGAGCGGTCGGCCAACGCGATCCCGGTCATACTGTCCTTCGCCATCGTCTGCTGGCTCGGGCTGATCGCGCTAGTCATCACGCTGGCCAATGGACGCGTCACGCTCAAGACGGCCCTCGTCGTCATCTTTCTCTGGATCTTCGGGCTCCTGGTCACGATTGCCGTCCAGGAGTGGCGCGCGCGAGGCGCCAAATAGATGCCGGGTGTTCCTTCCCGCCCGGCTGCGCCCGGCACCGTGTCCAACACTTCTGAGGGCGTCGTAGCGGTGCTGGGCGCTCCTAAAAAGGCCCCAGGCGCCTTCCGCACCATCGGCGAGGTGTCCGTCGAGCTGGGCATCGAGACGCACACGCTGCGCTTTTGGGAAAGCAAGTTCCCGCAGCTCCGGCCCATGCGACGGAGCGGTCAGCGCCGGTACTACCGGCCAGCGGATATCGCGGTCGTTCGCTTGATCTACCGACTGCTTCGGGTCGAGGGATACACCATCGCTGGCGCGCGTGGCGCGCTCGTTCGCGAGGGGTACCGCGCTCCTTCTATCGGGGCGGATGTGCGTGCCGCGCAGGTGGGGGAGGGTGCTTCCAACACCCTCCGTCCGAATACCTGCAAGCTGAGTGAACACGTCTTCCATGGCGCCCATTCAAGCCATGGAGACGATGCTAGGTGTCACAACATCGGTGCGAGGATTCGCACATGACGTGCGAGGCAGCGACCCTGCGCGACATGCAGGACTTCATGGGCGTGCTGACGCGCCCTGAGCCTGGCGAGCGCATGAAAGCAGCGGAGGCCCGCGTGGCCCGGCTGCTCGGATGGAACCCCTTCCGCGTGCGCGATTACCGGCTCGGCCGGGCTCGCGCCGTGCCTGCTCATGAATATTTGGCAGCCCGCCAGCTCGCCGCAGAGCTGGACCGTGCGCGCCTCAACCGGCTGGAGGCTGAACTGGCAGCTCTGCGCGCTCGGCTGGGAGATGCTGCGTGAGGCGGCTGTGGGCTCGATACCTGCGCTGGAAGGCGCGCCGGATGATGAAGCGCGGTGAGGCGCTGGCAGCCAAGGCGAAGGTGCTGCTCGACCGGGCTGACGAGCTGGAGCGCCAGCTATGAACGCCGCCTTCGTGGACCACGGCCGCAGCCTCGCCGAGGAGATCGACGGGCTGGAGGTGCCGGGGATTCCGTCCCTGGCGTTCCGACGGACCCGTCGCATGCCCAAGGGCCTGAAGGGCGCTCCGCAGCCAAGCGAGGACCAGGTGCAGCGGTCAATCCTGGGCTACCTGAAGCGCCTGCCCGCCGAGCCCCTGTTCTGGCACGTCCGGAACGAGCGCGACAAGAAGCTGACGCGGAACCAGATGTTCCGGCGCAAGGGCCTCGGCCTGAAGTCGGGCGTGCCGGATCTGACCATCTGCTGGCCCAACGGGGTCGTGGTGTTCCTGGAGGTCAAGGCGCCGGGCGGAGAGACCTCCGAAGCACAGGAAGACCGGATCGAGCGGCTGCAGCAGCTCGGGCACCACGTGGGTGTGGCGGCGTCCCTGGACGATGCGCTGGCCGTGTTCCGCCGGGCGGGGGTGGTGCGGTGAGCCCCGACCTCCTGTCCACCGCGGATATGTACGCTGAATTGCGGACAGCCATTGAAGCGGCGGGCAGTGAGGCTGCGTTCGCCCGTGAGAAGGGGCTGAGGCGCCAGGATGTGAATGACGCGACGAATTGCCGTCGCCCGCCAAGCGCGGATGTCTTGGCTGCAATCGGGCTCATCCCGGTGACCCGGTATGTCCGGAGGCGTCCTGCCGGATGAACGCGCCCCGCCCAGCCGACTTCGACATGCTCGCCAGCACCTACGGCTACCTCGTGGCTGTGGGAGCGATCGAGCGCGAGGACGGCTGGACGGGGATGAGCCGGCTTGTGGCGGCCCGCGGCTACCCGGATGCGCTGAAGGTCGGGCATCCGCTCAGCATCGCCTGCGGCTACGAGGTGACCCAGGCCGCGCTGCGCTGGGAGATGGCCCGGAGTAAGGCTGAGCGGGCCATCCGCAAGGGCATCGGTGGCCTGATCATGGAGTGGGCCGAGCCGGAGGCCATCATCCAGCGCGCCCGCGAAGAGAACGAGGCGCACGGCACCATGACGCGCCATGGCCAGCGGGCTCCGCTCCTGGCCCACGAGGTGCGCGCCATCATCAACGAGGAAATCGCGTGGTGGATACGGCGTCAGCCGGCCAAGGGACGCCGTAATGCCCGATGACATGCTGAGCACCTACCTGCGCATGCGCTCTGGGGTGGCGCTCCAGACGGGCGTGCACACCCAAGCCGAAGACAAACCGCTGGTCATCAAGCCCGCCTCCCTGCGCCTTGGGCACGAAATCGCCCCGCGCGAGTGGATCTACGGCTACCAGTTGGTCCGCCGCTACATTACGCTCCTGGTGGCTCCTGGCGGCGTCGGAAAGACCTCCTACAGCATCGTCGTGTCGCTATCCGTGGCGCTCGGCAGGGGGCTGGTCGGTGACTGGGTGCACACCCAGGCGAACACTCTCTGCTGCGGACTGGAGGACCCGGAAGACGAGTTCGACCGGCGCGTCGCCGCGGCGATGAAGCACTATGGCGTGCGGCGGGAGGAGCTGGAGGACCGGCTCTTCGTGATCAGCGGCCGTGATCGGCGCTTGGTCATCGCGGCCCTGGACGCCGACGGCATTAGCATTGCCTATCCGGACAAGGACACACTCGTCCGCCTGATCAAGGAGCTCAAGATCGGGTTCCTTACCGTGGACCCCTTCGTGAACAGCCACGACCTGGAGGAGAACAGCAACCCCCACGTCAACGCTGCGGCGCGCGCCTGGGCCGAGATCGCCAATGAGACCGGCTGCGCCATCATGCTCGTGCACCACACCCGCAAGGGCGCCACGGCCGGAGATGCAGACGCCTCGCGCGGCGCCTCGGCCCTTGTAGGCGCGGCGCGCGCCGCCTTCACCCTTACCGCGATGACCGAGGAGGAGGCCAAGAGCTTCGAGATCCGAGAGGATGCGCGAAAGCTCTACGTGCGCCTGGATGACGCCAAGTCGAACCTGGCTCCCCCCTCCGGGAAGGCCCGCTGGTTCTTCCTGAACAGCGTGAACCTGGGCAACGCCACGCCGGCTTACCCGAAGGGCGACAACGTCCAGGTCATCACGGCCTGGGAGCCCACAACGGTCTGGAAAGAGCTGACCGTCGAGAATTGCAATGACGCGCTGGATGAGATCCAGAAGGGCCCCGGCGAGGGACGCCGCTATAGCCCGTCCAACCGCGGCGCCAAGAACACCCGTTGGGCCGGCAATGTGCTGATCGAGAAGTTCGGCGTCACCAGGGAGCAGGCCAAGACCGCGATCGACACCTGGATCAAGAATGGGGTGCTCGTGGTGGGCGAATACGACGATCCGGAGACCCGGAAAGAGGCGACCGGCGTGACCGTCAACAACGCGAAGAGGCCCGGCTGATGTCTCGAATTGAGCGCGGAATTGAGCGGGAATTGGCGCAGATCGAGGCTGCCGAGGGGCGGTTTGCGCCAATTCACCCGGCCCCTAAAGGGGGCCGGGTGGTTGAATTGACGCAGCACTACCGCCCCGAGGCTGGAATTGAGCAGGAATTGGCGCACGAATTGCGCGGGCTGGTGCTCTAATGCCGCGCCCGCCCTGGAAGTCCCCGAGGCAGGAGAAGCCGCGCGCGTCTGCCCTGGATCCTAACCGCGTGAGCCGTTGCGCCGACCTGCTGGCGCAGGGCGCGACCGTGGAGAGGCGCGACGGCGACGTGGTCTGGCTGCACCTGGACGGCCGGAACGTCATGCACACCACCCGGCGCACGCTGAAGGCGGCGCAGGAGATGCGCCAGGCCGAGCTGGTGGAGGTGCGTCATGTCTGACCCAGCCGAGTTCGGGCGTCGCGTGGCCGACCAGGAAGCCGCCTACGCCCTCGATCGCCTGCTGCTGGAGGTGGACATCTCCGCGCGCGCCTACGCGGCTGCTGGCGTGCCCCTGGCGAAGGATGATGCGGCGTTCCTGGCCGCCAAGCGCGCCCGCCTCCAGGCAATGCGCGACCGGGTATCCCCGCCAAACGGAGAGCGGGCATGAGCGAGGGACAATGGCAGGTCCGGAGCGCCTCCAAGGGCGAGGGGGAGGCAGACCGGCACGCAACCAACCTGGCCAGCGCACCGGTCCGAGCCACTACACGCGGCTGGAAAGCGTGGCAGCAGCCCTGCCCCCGACCACCACAGCACGCGCGCCAGCAGGGTCACCAACCTAATCCATTGTTGAACGGTAACGAGTTCATGACGGGCCACTGCCTCAGCCAGGGCGGGAGCGAGCGATGGGGAGGAACCTGATGGCCGCCATTGAGAGCTCTGCGGTCCCGGATCTGGGGCCGATGACCTGGGTCGGTCGCGGCAAGAGCCGGAAGCTGATCCCGCTGCGTCATGGCCGGGGTGAGACCGAGACGGAGGATGCGCCGGATCCGGATGCACCGAACCGCACCATTCGCCGTAGCCGCGTGGTGTGGACGCCTGACGTGTGGCTGGCCCGCGGCATGATCGGTCGGCCTGAGCATGACGCGGCGATGCGCTACCACGACGCCTATGCCCTCGGTGTCCTTGGGGCCCGGAGCCGCTCCGAGGTGGCTGTGCGGGGTGGGTACTTCAGCGCGCTGTCGGAAGCCCAGCTAGACGCGGCGGCTGACTACCGCGAAGCGACGCGGGCAGTGGGCCTGCTGCTGTCGCCAGCACTCGCTTGGTGCGTGCTCTCGACAGGGACGGTACAGGGTTGGGCCGACAGTATGGGCTGGCACAATCAGCGCGCGGCAGGGCTTCTGTCTGCCGCACTCGACCGCTTGGCGGCGCACTACGGGTATTGACGGAAGGAAAGTGGTAAACTAATTTCTCGTTATCGTACAGAATTGCGCCCGGAGCCCATTGGCCTCGGGCGCTATGCATTTCTGGCCCCGGCAGCATGGATCTGGGCTAGCCCATCGGCAATTCGCCAGCATCTAGCCAAGCATCGATTGCCGCCACGGCCGCATCCAAATGGCTAAGGCCGCCCCATGCCACCTGTGGAGCGCCACTGACGCTCGCCAAGCTGACGACGAAGTTTGAACCAGCGGCATTCGAGTGAATGGTGGCGCCCCGGTACTCGTAGATGGGGCCGGTCGTGTCAGAGGCACGGGCAACCAGGCGAGGCTCAGGCCTCGGCGCAGACTTGGTATGCATGGCTTGTCCAGAGGAAGGTGAAGCAAGCGGCTCCTGCTTCGGGTGGCGGGCAGGTGGTGAGCGCTGATGGCCGTTGCTGGGCGACAACAAGATCTTTTGGCCATACGTGTGGCGGGCTGCCACATTGTTGCCCATTCGCTTGGCCAGTGGATATCGAGGAACTCGAATGCGCAGCCTTATGGAGGCCTTTAAGGCGGCCAAGCCAAAGTGGGCGCCTAAACCCAACCCCGCGCCCGAGGTCCCCATCGCCCCAGCCGCCACCTTCAGAGTCTCTGATCGCCAAGAGACAGGTTTGCGATCTCCGCGTCGATCACCCTGGTCATGGCAGCATCGAGAACAGCACCGAGCGTGACGCGGTCGATCAGGATGCCTGCGGGGTGCTCGCCGTGAGGGGCGGCACGGAGGACAAGATCAATCTCGTCTCTGATGGCCCTGGCCATGGTCAGACGCTCGGAACGATCCTTGGCGGTCGATAGCTGGCGCCCAATTGCACGGACGAACGCATCCTCCAACTTTGAGGAGGACAGGTGACCGAAAGTCATCTCTCTGTTCCGGAAGCCCGCAGCGGGAAATGCCACAACGCGGGGTTGAAGGTCAGTTACATTCGGCAATGCAAAGCTGCAACAAACCTTATGTAACGGTATGTAACTAGGGTGGGAGCAAGCCGAGCTGTGGAAAGGGACGCGAAGCCAGTGGCCGGCCCTTGCGCCCTAGCGCTCTGAGGACCTCAGCTCCGGTGAAGCAAGTCAGTCGTCATCCATCAAGCGGTCCAATGCTGACTTAACCGCTACGGCCAGCGAGGCTCGCAGCGCTATCTCCTGACAGGCGTCTGCTCCCGTCGGAGCAGATACAAGAACATGATGCAGCTGACGGCGCATGGCCTGAATTAATGCGAGGCGCTCCGCCGTATCATCCACCAGCGCCAACTGCTTCCGGATGGCACGCAGTACAATGTTCTCCAGCAAGGTGGAGTGCAGCTTAGTAGTGCCCATGTTGCTCAGCCCGAATGCGTGCGGCGGACGCCTACACCAAGAAGCGAGCCGGGCTTAAGCCCAGATTTGATGTGCTGCGACATAAGGCCGTGAGCATCTTTGACGACGCTCAGTTGGTCTCACCGGTGATCAATTCATCAAGGATCGCGGCGAGAATCTCGGCAGAGATCTCTAGGTTATTCCGACGCGCATAATGGATGAGGTCACGTAGCGCGTCGACGTCGGTGGTGTCGACCTCGTCGCGTTGATGATCTGCAAAGCGTCTTGAGCCATTGGGCACAGAAGTAACCAGCATCAGGATGCCCTTCGGTCCAGTTAGCATGCGACGAACAGTAAAGCTGGCGCTGCAGATTGCGAGAGGAGTGGACGGCCTTGCGAGTTGACGTCCGATCTGAAGAGCTTCGTCCAACATCCTGTGCGCGCGATCGGAAGCAGGCTGCGCGTCACGCCGGAGCGTGGTGCGTTGTTCACAACCTTTTGTGTGGTGTCACCCCGGACAGCTGACGGTTTCGGACGCCTTTCGTTTGGGGGTTCACATGGGCAAGGTCCGCGATCCCTTCTACGTCTCCCGCCAGTGGCTGGGACTGCGGGCCGCGGCGCTTAAGCGGGATGGGTATCGGTGCCAGGCGCCGGGCTGCACGGCCCGCGCGACCATCGTTGATCACATCATCAGTCGCCGCCGTGGCGGGGCCGACGCGCTGCCAAACCTTCGCAGCCTCTGCCGGCTGCATGACAACCGTGCCAAGGAAGGGAAGGACGGGCTCAGGCGAAGCGGCGGGGCGCTCGCCAACGGCTTTGACGCCTTCGGGCTGCCCCTGGACCCCTCGCACCACTGGAACGCCTCCTAGGCGCCTCTGTGTCGCCTCTGCGCGCCGAGCCGACCCCCGGGGGGGGAGGTCGAAAACTAGGGCCGAAGGGGGTCTAGACCGGTCCGGGGCTCGATCTTCCATAAATCGCCGGAAATAGGAGTTTCGCATGGCGCAGCGAGGCCGCAGGTCGGCCGCGTCGCTGGCTGTGGTCGCCACCCTTCCGGGGCAGCGGCCCGAGCCGCCCGTCGATCTCACACCTGCCCAGGCCCAGGTCTGGCGCGCGGTCGCTTCGACCAAGCCGGCCGACTGGTTCACAGCAGACTCTCATCCGCTGCTGGCCGCCTACTGTAGGCATGTCGTTGCCGCCGATCGCATCGCGCGCCTGATCGATGGCCTGGAGGCCGAGGAGCGGCCCGACCTCGGCGAATACAACCACCTCCTGAAGATGCGTGACCGCGAAAGCCGGGCAATGGTCGGCTTGGCTCGCTCCATGCGCCTGACGCAGCAGAGCCGCTACGACCACAAGACCGGCCATACGGCCGCCACCCGGGTTGGCGAGGCGCGCAAGCCCTGGGAGATGACCGGGTGACCCGAGGCGAGCGTAACGCCGCCTGGATTGAGTCTGTCTGCCGCGTTCCCGAAGGCCGTCTTGTCGGCCAGCCCGTCCGGTTGCGGTCCTGGCAGCGGGACGTCCTATGCTCGATTTATGACACGCCGACGCGCCGCGCCCTGATCTCCTTCGGGCGCAAGAATGGGAAGACGGCGCTGGCCGCTTTCCTACTGCTCCTGCATCTCGTCGGGCCAGAAGCCCGGCCTAACTCGCAGCTCTTCAGCGCCGCTCAGTCCCGTGACCAGGCCGCCATCCTGTTTTCACTGGCGGCCAAGGTGGCCCGCATGTCGCCGGACCTGTCCCGTTATGTGACGGTGCGGGACACGGCCAAGCAACTGGCCTGCGGCGAGCTGGGCACGCTCTACCGGGCGCTGTCGGCCGATGCCGCGACCGCTTACGGCCTGTCGCCCGTATTCGTGGTGCATGACGAGCTAGGCCAGGTGAAGGGGCCTCGGTCGGAACTGTACGAGGCCCTGGAGACGGCGACCGCGGCGCAGGACGAGCCGCTTTCGGTTATCATCTCGACGCAGGCGCCGACCGATGCGGACCTGCTTTCCGTCCTGATTGACGACGCCAAGAACGGGCATGACCCGCGCGTTAAGCTGCATCTCTACACGGCGCCGACCGACCTTGATCCGTTCTCGGACGAGGCAATCAGGGCGGCGAACCCTGCCTTCGGCGACTTCCAGAATGCGGACGAGGTCCGCGCGATGGGGGCTGACGCCAAGCGCATGCCGTCGCGCGAGGCTGAATATCGCAACCTGATCCTCAACCAGCGGGTCGAGGCGTCCAACCCGTTCGTTTCCCGCGCAATCTGGGAGGCCAACGCTGCGCCGCCCTCTGATGACTGGCGGGAGGTGCCCGTCTATGCCGGGCTGGACCTGTCGGAGACGTCGGACCTGACGGCGCTGGTTATGGTCGCGCAGGGTCGGCGGGGCTGGGACGTCAAGCCCGTTTTCTGGCTGCCTCGCCTCGGCCTGGAGGAGAAGGCCCGCCAGGACCGGGTGCCCTATGACCGATGGGCCGCCGACGGCTTTCTTGAGACGACGCCCGGCCGAGCAATCGAATACGAGTTCGTCGCGGAGCGACTGCGGTCCTTCTTCGACGAGTACGACGTCCAGTGCGTGGCCTTCGACCGCTACAACTTCCGGCACCTTCGTCCCTGGCTTGAGAAGGCCGGGTTCAGCGACGAGGAGATAGGGCGGTTCAAGGAGTTCGGGCAGGGCTTCGTATCCATGTCGCCCGCGCTGCGCGACCTTGAGGTGGCGCTGTTGGGCGAGAAGCTGCGGCACGGCGGGCATCCGGTCCTGAGCATGTGCGCCGCGAATGCCGTGGTGCAGATGGACCCGGCCGGTAACCGAAAGCTGAGCAAGAGCAAGAGCCGGGGCCGCATCGACGGCATGGTGGCCCTGGCCATGGCGATGAGTGTCGCCGCGACGGCCGAGGACACCACGCCTGCTTACGACATCCTGTTCGTGGGATAGGAGGACTGATGGAACAGCGCGCCTATTCCATCCTGCACGTCAAGAGTCTGTCCGACGAGGAGCGGGTCATTCGCGGGGTCGCGACGACCCCGGAAGTCGACCGGATGGGCGACGTCGTCGAGCCGCTAGGCGTGCGGTTCAAGAACCCGATGCCGCTGCTGCACCAGCATGACGCGCGTCTGCCGGTGGGAACAGTTGAGTTCGACGCCCCGACCGAGAAGGGCATCACCTTCACGGCCCGGCTGCCCAAGATCGAGGAGCCGGGCGCGCTGCGCGACCGGATCGAGACGGCCTGGGGCGAGATCAAGGCCGGCCTCATCCGAGGCGTCTCCATCGGGTTCCGGCCCCTGGAGGATGCCGTCGAGCTCCTCCGCTCCGGAGGCCCGCGATTCCTCAAGACCGAGGTCCTGGAGCTTTCGCTGGTCACCGTGCCGGCCCATGCGGGCGCCGGGATCCGCGAGATCAAGCAATTCGACGAGGGGGCGCCGGCCGCGACAGGCCGCGAGGCGCTGCTCGCGAAGGCAAAGCCGCCCGGCGCCACGGGCATCCCTGACAGCAAGCAGAAAGGAAGCCGACCCGTGGCTACCATCGCAGAACAGATCGCCGCGTTCGAGGCGAAGCGCCAGGCCAAGGCCGCGCGCATGTCCGAGATCATGCAGAAGGCCGCTGACGAGGGCGCGACCCTCGACGCCGCCCAGGAGGAGGAATACGACGGCCTCGCCGCCGAGGTCGCCTCCATCGACAAGCACCTTTCCCGCCTCGCCGTGCAGGAGAAGATGGCCGCCGCCACTGCGCGCCCCGTGGCCGCGGTGAGCACCGCCGCCGCCGCTTCCGAGGCACGCTCTGGCATCCAGGTAGTCGCCCGCAAGGAGGCGCCAGGCATCGAGTTCGCCCGCGTGGTCAAGTGCATCGGCAAGGCGCAGGGCAACCGCCGCGAGGCTGCGGAGATGGCCCGCGAGATCTACGGCTCTGACAGCGCCGTTGCGGTTACACTGAAGGCGGCGGTTTCCGCCGGCAACACGGGCACTGGCTGGGCGGCCAACCTGACGGGCGCCGAGACGGCCGTTTATGCCGACTTCGTCGAATTTCTGCGCCCGCAGACGATCCTCGGCCGGTTCGGCCAGGGCGGCATCCCCGCGCTGCGCCGGGTGCCGTTCCGCACGCCGCTGATCGGCCAGACAGCGGGGGGCGAGGGCTACTGGGTCGGCGAGGGGGCTGCCAAGCCGCTCACCGCGTTTGACTTCAGCCGCACGACCCTGGAGCCGCTGAAGGTCGCGAACATCGCCGTGGTGACGATGGAGACGCTGAACAACTCCTCGCCGGCCGCCGACCAGATCATCCGCGACCAGCTTGCCGCGGCCCTGCGCCAGCGTCTGGATACCGACTTCATCGACCCTGCCAAGGCGGCGGTCGCTGGCATCTCGCCGGCCTCCGTCACCAACGGGGCGACCGCCATCCCGGCCAGCGGTACCGACGCCGACGCAGTTCGGGCCGATGTCCGTGCCCTGTTCGCGACGTTTATCGCCGCCAACAATGCCCCCACGACCGGCGTCTGGATCATGTCGGCCACGACCGCGCTCGCGCTATCCATGATGACCAATCCACTGGGCCAGCCGGAGTTCCCGGGCCTGGGCATGAATGGTGGCGTCTTCCAGGGCCTGCCGGCGCTGGTGTCCGAGTACGCCGGCGACATGCTGGCGCTCGTCAACGCCTCGGACATCTACCTGGGCGACGACGGCGGCATCCGCGTCGACATGTCGCGCGAGGCGTCGCTGGAGATGTCCAACACCCCGACCGGGTCCAGCGTGACGCCGACGGCCTCGACGCTGGTCAGCCTCTGGCAGACCAACAGCGTCGGCTTCCTGGCCGAGCGGGAGATCAACTGGGCGCGCCGCCGCCCCGGCGCTGTCGCTTACCTGACCGGCGTCGCCTACGGAACCACCGCCCCCGCGACCCCGTAGATCTGAATGGGGCGGGCGGCGGTAACCTGCAGCCCCCCCTTTCTTCGTGGAGGATGCCCATGGCCCGTCTCATCGCGATCAAGCCGATGACCTACGCCACGCGCAGGCTGCAGGCGGGTGACGCCTTCGATGCGCCGGCCCGGGATGCGCGTGTTCTCCTGGCCATTCGGAAGGCGAAGGCGGCCGGAGAGGCCGCCCCGTCGCCGGAGGCCCCGGAACCCCCGGCCTCGGCCGAGGACGCCGACCTGGAAGCCCTGCGCGCCGAAGCGGAGCGCCTGGGGATCGACGCGGACGGGCGCTGGGGTGCCAAGCGGCTCCGCTCCGAGATCGGCCGCGCGACCAAGGCTGACTGATGCGCGTCCTTGGCCTCGAGATCAGCCGCGCGAAAGCCGCGGCACCGGCTCCCGTCGACAGCGGGCGCGGCGGGTGGGTCTCGGTCATCCGTGAATCCTTCGCGGGCGCCTGGCAGCGCAATGTCGAGATCAGCCGGGATTCCGTCCTTTCCTTTCATGCGGTCTATGCCTGCGCGACCCGGATCGCTTCGGACGTGGCAAAGCTGCGGGTGAAGCTGGTCCAGCAGGACGTCCGTGGCATCTGGGCCGAGGTCTCGAACCCCGCCTATTCGCCCGTGCTGCGCAAGCCGAACGCCGCCCAGAACCGCATCCAGTTCTGGGAAACGTGGATTCTCTCCAAGCTCCTCCACGGCAACGCCTATGTGCTCAAGCGCAGGGACGGCCGCGGCGTGGTGACGGCGCTCTACGTCCTCGACCCGACCCTCGTCCGGGCGCTCGTTGCGGAGGACGGGTCGGTCTTCTACGAAATCCAGCCCGACAATATCGCGGGCGTCACCGAGACCATCGTCGCTCCGGCCCGCGAGATCATTCACGACCGCTGGAACACCATCTTCCACCCGCTGGTCGGCGGCTCGCCGATCTACGCCTGCGGCCTGGCCGCGACGCAGGGGCTGCGCATCCAGGAGAGTTCGACCCGCTTCTTCGCCAATGACAGCAAGCCGGGCGGCATCCTGACGGCCCCGGGAAAGATCAGCAACGAGACAGCGGAGCGCCTGAAGGCGGCCTGGGAGCAGAACTATGGCGGCGCCAACACGGGGCGCGTCGCGGTGCTGGGCGACGGGCTGAAGTACGAGCGGACGGCGGTCACCGCGACCGATGCGCAGCTTATCGAGCAGCTCAAATGGACCGCCGAGGTCGTCTGTTCCTGCTTCCACGTCCCGCCCTACAAGATCGGGATCGGGCCGGCCCCGGCCTACAACAACATCCAGGCGCTGAACGTCGAGTATTACGCGCAGTGCCTCCAGGTGCTCATTGAAGCCGCCGAGGTCTGCCTCGACGAGGGGCTTGAGATGGCGCCGGGCATCGGGACCGAGTTCGACCTCGACGGCCTGCTGCGCATGGACAGCCTGGCGCAGATCCAGGTGCTCAAGGAAGCGGTCGGGTCCAAGATCATGCACCCGAACGAGGCGCGTAAGAAAATTGACCTGCAGCCCTCGGCCGGCGGCGACGCGCTCTATGGGCAGCAGCAGGATTACAGCCTGGAGGCCCTTGCCAAGCGTGACGCGCGGCCAGACCCGTTCGCTCCGGCGTCGGCTGGTGCCGTAAGCGAGCCCGCGGCGCAGGATGACGCGGCGGTTGCGTCCGAAGCCCGGGCCGCCCTGGTCGAAATCTATAAGGGGCTCGCCTGATGTTCGACGGAAAGGCGTTCGGCCAGGAGGTCGTGGAGGCCGTGAAGGCCCATCTCGGCCGGGTCGTTGAGCCTCTGCTGTCGCGCATTGAGGCTCTGGAGAAGCGCCTGACCGCGTTGCCGGTGCCGCGCGACGGGCAGGACGGCAAGGATGGCCGGGACGGTCGGGATCCTGATCCTGCGGCGATCCAGCGCATGGTGGACGAGGCGGTCGCCAGAATGCCGGTTCCAAAGGATGGCAGGGACGGTAAGGACGCGGACGCGGAGACCGTGGCCTCCACCCTGCGTGATCAATTGGAGCGGATGGTTGCGGAGGCTGTGGACCGGGCTGTCGCGGCTCTACCGTCTCCTAGGGATGGTCGTGATGCCGATCCCGAGCAGATCCGCGCGGCGGTGGCGCGTGAGGTTAGAGAGGCTGTGGCTGCGATCCCCGGGCCCAAGGACGGCACCAGCGTCTCCCCGGACGAGGTGGCGCAGATGGTGGCCGCTCAGGTGCAAAAGGCCGTTGAGGCGATGCCCAAGCCGCGCGACGGTGCCGGCGTCGCCGGGGCCCTTATCGACCGCAAGGGGTGGCTGGTGCTGACCCTGTCGGACGGTACGGTCAAGGATCTCGGGCCGGTCGTGGGCCGCGACGTGGACCCGGTCGAAGTCGAGCGTATGGTGGCGAAGGCGGTCGACGCCATTCCCCGGCCGCGAGACGCTTTCGGCTTCGACGACCTAACCGTCGAGCATGACGGCGAGCGTAATATCGTCCTGCGGTTTGTCCGGGGTGACCAGACGAAGGAGTTCCCCCTGACCGTGCCTGTGGTCCTGGACCGCGGCGTGTGGCGGGAGGGCGAGTATCAGAAGGGCGATGCGGTGACCTGGGGCGGCTCGCTCTGGATCGCCCAGGAGAAGACCTCGGAGAAGCCCGAGACGGGCGCCGGCTGGCGCCTGGCGGTCAAGAGGGGGCGGGATGGCAAGGACGGCACCGCCCCCAAGACCGCGCCCGGGCCCATCCGCGTAGCTCCGGTGGCGGGCGCATAATGCTGACCGTCATCACGCCCGCTCTCAGCTACCGCTTGACCAGCGAAGTCCGCGCTCGGGACCAACTGCAACTGTCCGTGGAGGCCGTGCCGGGCCCCTATCTGCTGGACCTGATCGACGCGGCTTCATCCGCGATCGTGAACCATTGCAACCGGGCCTTCGCCCGGGAAACGGTGGCAGAGACCGTTCGCTCCTGCGGCTCCGGGCCGCTCATCCTTTCCCGCGCACCGATAGTTGGCGACGTGGCTGTCCTGCTGGACGGGAACGCGGTGGCGCCCCACACCATGGAGTGCAATCGCTCCGCCGGCCTCCTGTACCGCCTGGATGGCTGGGGGCGCTCGCCCTGGTACGGGCGCTCCGCCGTGGTCACCTACACCGCCGGCTGGATCCTGCCGGAAGACAGCGCCTTCGGGACCGCGCTTCCGGCCGATCGCCTGCCGGCTGATGTGGAGCAGGCGTGCCTGACCCTGATTGCAGCCCGGATCGCAGGGCGCGGCCGAGACCCTATGCTTCGCTCCGAGAGCACCGAGGGCGTTGGCTCCGCTTCCTACATCGCAACCGCCGACATGGGCGCGATGCCGCCCCAGGCCACCGCGGCACTGGCGCCGTATCTGCGTATGGGCTTTGCCTGACATGGGCCAGATGCTCGAAACCCGCCGGCGGATGATCCGGAGCCGGGGGCGTTCGCTGACAATAACGCGCGGTGCAGCGTCAGCCGGGGTGAATGCCGCCTTCCAGGGCTTCGCGCGGGCTTACTCAGCGGGCGAGCTCTCCGGCGGCTTCCAGCAGGGCGATATGCGGCTCGAGACACTGGAACTACCCGAGCCCTTCTCGCCGCCGCTGAAGGGCGACCGAGTGACCATTGACGGCCGGACCTGGACCGTCATGGGCACTGCCCCGGTGTACGAGGGCTCGACGCTGATCGGCTACTCGGTCTCGCTGAAGGGCGGCTGACATGACGTCAGCTCTCGCTTGGCAGGCCGCGCTGCCCGTCATCCACGCCTCTGCCACGGTGGAGGTGATCGACGCGAACGAGACGCTCCAGGCGCCGGACGCCGATCTCTTCATCCGTGTTGGCGGTCGCTCCGGCGACAGCGGGCCCGGCGAGGTCGGGCGCAACGCCATGTGGACCGAGGAGGGCAGCCTCGAGATCCTGCTGCTCGCCCGGCTCGGCATTGGCACCCTGGCCGCGCGCCAGGAGGCCGACCGCATCGTCTCGGGCTTCCGCCAGGATGAAGACCCCTACTTCGAATGGACCGGCTGGAGCCTCGACGAGGCCGAGAACCAGGGCAACGAGGACCGCTGGGCCCTCGTCCTGACCGTCCGGTACCGGACCCAGACCGTCACAGCCTGAAGTTGGAGGCACCATGCCCGAATACATCATCCGCGACGCGAAGGGCCGCGAGGTCCGTCGCGAGACGACGCTTGCCGACGCGATCGCGCCGACCACCCAGGCCGGCGAGACGGCCGAGATGGTGCCCGAGAAGCCGCGGAAGTCCGCGGAGGCAACCGAGGCCGCGCCGCCCAAGAAGTCCCAGCGCTGAGCCGCACTCCAGGAGGCATCCATGACCACCGGCTACTCGGCGGGCGCGCAGCCGTCCGCCTCCTACCTCGCCATTGGCGCCGAGACGACCTGGGGCACCGCCGCGACGGACCTGACCCGGCTTCGGTTCACCACCGAGAGCCTGGCCGGTACCAAGACCCGCGACCGCCCGAACGAGGTGGACGGGCAGCGCAGCGTGTCGATGCTGGTCACCACGGGCGAGGGTGCCGGCGGCACGATTAACTTCGCCAAGTCCTTCAAGACCTATGACGACCTGATCGCGGCGGTGCTGGGCGGAACTTGGACCGCCGACGCGGTGACGGACGGTGACGTATTCACGTCCTTTACCATCGAGAAGAAGCTGCTGGCGTCCGTCTTCTTCCAGTACCTTGGCATGTACCCGAGCGCGATGACCCTCAACATCGCGACCGGCGCCTTTGTTGGTGGTTCCTTCACCTTCGTCGGCAAGGGCGAGCAGAAGGCAACCACGTCGCTTGACGCCACGCTGGGCGCCGCGCCGACGGGGCGGGTGATCAACTCCTCGACGGGCGTCCCCTCGCTGCTGCTGGGCGGCTCGCCGATCGGGAAGGTCAACAGCATGACCTTCAATCTGCAGAACCAGGGCGCGGGCGACCAGCGCGCCGTCGGTGACATTGCCGCCGCCGGCATCAACCCCGGGCTCCTCATGGCCACCGCCGACGCGGAACTCTACTTCAAGGACTTCTCGCACTACGACCGGTTCCGGGCGGAGAGCACGGACCCGCTGGCCGTCCGCATCCAGGACGCCGACGGCAAGGGCTACACCTTCACGCTGCTCGCGCCACTGGTGGATGCGCCGGCTCCCGGCATCCAGGCGAAGGACCGCCCGGTGATGCAGCGCATCCAGTTCATGGCCAACCCGGACGCCACGACCGGCAAGACCATCGAGATCACGCGCGACGCCGCGGCGTGACGAGACCGCGCCCGGTTCCTTCGCTCCCGGGCGCGCAGGGCCGCTCCGTCGCCGGCGGGGTGCGGAGCGGCCCGACCCCGCCACCCCCGCCTGAGATCACCTGATGAAGCTTTCCAGCCTCAAGCGCGACCCGCGCACCATGTCCGGCGATGGCGTGTGGATCACGCCCATGCTGGGCGAGACCGCGCGCTTTCGCGTGCTTGGCGCGACGCCGCAGTACAAGGCCCGCCGGGACACGATGGTCCGGCGCCTCACCCGTCAGTACGGGCACTGGGACAAGGTCCCGCCGGAGAAGAAGGCCGAAGAGCAGGCGAAGATCCTGTTCGAGGAGCTGATCCGGGACGTGGACGGCATTGAGGGGCCGGACGGCAAGCCGGCGACCCTGGAAGAGGTGAAGGCCCTGGCCTCCACCCCCGAAGGGGAACCGGCACTCGACCTGGCCTTCGCCGCCGTCGACATGGCCACAGCGCGCCGCGACGGCGATGCTGAGGCCGCGGAGGGAAACTCATCGAGCTCGTCCGATACGAGGACGAATTCGGCAAGCTGATCACGCTCTTCCAGCGTGCGCTGGAGGCCGGCGACCACGATGTGGAGCCGCCTCCCGAGCCGCCGGAGATCGAGGACGGCCATGGCTGGCTCTGGCGGGCCTGGGCCGACCTGACCGGCTCCCGAGCCTATGCTGGCGGCGGCATGGGGCCGCTGGTCCCTCTGCCCCTGACCTTCGCGGTGATGGATGACTACGCCGATCGGGCGGGCTGCGATCCGGACGCCCGGCATCTCCTTCACCAGGTGATCCGGGCCCTGGACCGGGAATGGCGGCGGCTGGAGGGGCAGCGAGCGGCGGCCGAGGCGCAGACGAGGCAGCAGCAATGAACGGGGCGCAGTTCCGGCGAGCGATCACCGTCACCTTCGGGGCGGATACCCTCTGGGCCGACATTGCGGCAAAGACGGCCGCCTTCGCTCGGGAGGATCGGGACGAAAAGATCGCCGGGCAGGTCTTCCCGGCCGCCTTCCGCACCTTCGTGAATGGCCAGGAGGGCGCCAGAGAGGAGGCTCTTCGGCCGGGCGGCGTGATCTACTACGAGGGTCTGGCGCTGGGGCCAGCCCTGGCCATGGCGCTGGACGAGCTAAAGAACCGGGCGCCGGCGGTGCGCGGCACCTACCGGCGGTCGTTCATGGTGGCGGTCGGGCGAGGGGGCTCGGGCCGGCCGATCAGCGCCCAGGATTTCGACGCCGATCTGGTCAGTGCCGATGCGACTGAGGGGTGGGTGTTCAGCCCGCTCCCCTATAGCCGCCTGCTGGATGTCCAGGTGGCCGGAACCCGGCCGATCAAGGTCGTGGTGCCGCCCGGCTTCTTTGCCGATGCCACCGCCGCGGTGCGCCGGGCCTTCCCGACCCTCATCGTGAGCCGGGAGAACACCATCCGCATCCCCTGGGTTCAGCAGCGGGGGAAGTACACGGGGCGCCGGATCGACTACCCGGCGATCCGGATCAGCCGAGGCTAAGGATTATCTCTCAGCCCTAAGCGAGGGGCGCTGTTTGGGGCAGAGATGGAAGAAGCCGTGAGATCGGGCGCGTCTACGTTTTTCTGCTCGGCAGCAGACCGTGACGAGTAGGCTCTTTCGGCCCGCCTCAGACGGGCCTCCTCCTTCGCTTCGATCATAGTGAAGTTCCGTCCCTCAGCGCGCCAGGCAGCGGCAACTTGGAAGGCGTCCTCATCGGTCGCATTCCATCCGCGCTCGGTAACGACTGGCTTCGCGGCTTCCGAGCCTTGGGCGCCAGCCATTCGGGCGGCGGTGTTGGCGGGCGTGCGAGGATCGGATGGGTCAAGCGGCTCGGCCACTAGAACGTGGACCAACGCTACCGGCCAAATCGCCAGCCCATAAAAAAACCAACCGATAGGATCGCGATTTTTCGAATTGGCTACAATTCCAACAATCGCTCCTCCTATTGCCCAGATAATTAATAGTCCGATTATCTCCATTTTTTTCGCCCAATCTAGAAAGGGGCGAGGTTTCCATCGGTTATCTGGGATGTCCAGGGCCGATACCGCAGCACGAGTGTTCTGCCCTTAGGGTAGCTCGTACAGGAGGGTGATGGACGGTGACGACGCTCGCTTCGCTGACCTATGCCCCCCAGGTCGATCCGAACCAGGCCACCCAGGGCCTGCGCCAGATCGAAGGCGCGGCTGACAGCCTGGGTGCGGCGATCGAGCAGACCGACCAGCGTATTACCCGATCCAACCGCAGCTTCGACAGCCTTGCCCGGTCTCTCTCTCCCGTGCAGCGGGCCTTCCAGGATCTGGAGCGGGTCGAGCAGCGGTATGCGACCCAGCGTGAGCAGGCGATCGCTGCGGCACAGCGCGAGGGTGTCGCGCAGGAGAAGCTGGCAGCGACCCTCTCCCAGAGCGCTCGCGCGCAAGAACAGGCCATGTTGCGGGCCGTGCAGGGTCTGGAACGACAGCAGCAGGCAGCTGTCCTGGTCGCAGCCGGGCACGTGGATCTTGCGCGGAGCCTGGACAACTCGTCTGGCGTCTTTGGCCGATATGGAAGCCAAGTCCAGAACGCGTCTTTCCAGTTGCAGGACTTCTTCGTGCAGGTCCAGAGCGGTCAGTCCTGGGTGACAGCCTTGGCGCAGCAGCTCCCTCAGCTGCTCGGCGGCTTCGGTATGGCCGAAGCAATTGCCGGCGCGGCAGTGGCCATTGGCGCGGTGGCCGCCAATGCAGCTACGGCCGCCATCAACGGAAAGGACCTGGAGCAGGTCCTCAAGGACATCGATGTAGCCTCTAAGCTGGCGGAAGAGGCAGCAGAGCGCCGCGTCAGAGGGCTCGAGGACGAAGCTGAGCGCCTCAACAATCTGGCCGCAGCTTATCGTAACTACAGCCAGGAGGCCCTTGCGGGCGAGCGTTCCCGCATGATGGCTGAGCAGACCAGCCTGACCCGCTCCACTCGGTCCACGCTTTCGTCGCTCGATAGTAGCCTCTTGGGGGCGACATCGCTTCGAACCTCGCTTGAAGCGGCTCGGTACTCGGGCGAGGGTCAGATTGCGTCGCCCATAGAGCAGGCAGCTCTGGACCGGCTCAATAGCCTCAACGATATCGCCTCGATCACCCGCGAACGCCTTCTGGAAGTGCGTGCGGCAGCCGATGCCGCCGCACAGGCCAACGGGTCGCTCTCCTCTGCATTCGCCGGAGTGGTCGTGCAGTTGGACCGTCAGATGGGGCCGCTGACAGAGGCTGGCGAGAGAACGCGCTTCCTCCAAAGCAATCTTGCCCTGCTGGGGGACGCTGCGCCTGCTGCTGCCGAGGGTGTGACAGGCGTGGGCAAGGCTGCCGCAGGCGCCACCCCGCAGGCTGCTGGACTGAACACAGAACTTGGTCGCGCGCTGACTTACTTGCAGCGACTGAATGCGGCGAAGCTCGACAACCCCTACACGGATCTGGACCGGCAGCTTGCCACCCTTCGTGCGCAGGCGTCTGCGCTCGCCCGCGGCGACAACGACGCTGCGGAGGAAATCGAGCGCCGCGATCAGGCCCGCGTGCAGGCTGCTGAGCAGCGTAACCGGCTGCTCGACGAAGAGGGCGATCTGCTCCGCAAGAATGGCGCGACCGCCGAGGAGATCGCTGCGGCCCGTCAGGTGTCCGAAGCGCGCATCGCAGCGCAGCAGGGCGAGATCTACCGGCAGCAGGAGGCGAACCGGGCGGCCGAGAAGGCAAACAGCGAGCGCGAGGCGCAGGCGCGCCGGGATGCCGCAGCCGCCCAGCGCGACACCAACAAGGAGATGCAGGAGGCACTTCGGCTCCAGGCGCAGTTCTACAGCCAGCCCACCATGACGCGCTCGGGCCTGCTCTCGCTCGGCACATTCGACGACAAGGCCATCCAGCAGATCCAGCAAGACTTGCGAGCTAAGGGCTTAGATCCCGAGAGCCGCGAGAAAGCGGAAGAGAAGGTCGCCAAGGCTGCCGAGCGTGCCTACGACCAGCAGCAGCGTAAGGCCGAAGCCACCTTCGACCGGATCTCCGACTATGCCGGTAACGCCTTCGCGGACGTCTTCCTCAACACTGAGGGCGGCTGGAAGCGGACGATGGAGAACCTGGAGAGGGTGGCGATTGCCACCTTTGCCAAGATCGCATTCGAGGCTGCGGCCCGGCCGATCATCATGCCGGTGGTGCAGGCGTTCACCGGGACCAGCGGCACCCTCGGCGGCACGATGACGGGGCTGGCGAATGTGTCCGGCGGTTCCGTCAATCTGCCGGTAACCGACAGCAGCGGCACGGTTATCGGGTACGCCCAGCAGGGTATCCAGGGCTACAGCCTGTCAAGTCAGCTCGGCAGTTCCAACCCGCTTGTGCCCGGCTACACTTTCTCCAGCGGTCTACTCGGGCGGGCAGATTCCTTCCTCGGCACCAACATCGGCGGGTTCTTGGATGCGCCCGTTTATGGAAGTGTCAGTGGATCGGTGACTAACTCTGCGCTTAGCACCATGGGGTCTGGGCCTGCTTCGCAACTCGTTGATGTGAACGGAGTGCCCTATACGAACACGCAGCTCTACGGTCCCGCCTCGGCGGGCCAAGTAGCGCAGGCCGGCGGTAACACCCTGACCTACGGCCAAGCCGCTGCGGGCGGGCTTTCTGTCCTGGGCGGCGCCTATGGCATCTACAGCGGGATCCAGACGGGCGGTGCGAAGGGGTTTGCCCAGGGCGTCGGCGGCGCGGCGGGCGTAGTTGGCGGTGGCGCCAGTTTGGCCGCCGGCAGTGCCAGTGCGCTGGGGCTTACCGGAGGGGCCGTGACCGCTCTTGGCGCGGTCGCCGCGGTCGCTCCCTACATCGCGGCCATTGCGGCGATCGTCGCCATGTTCCTCCCCGGCCAAAAGCCCTCGGACCGGACGGGGACCGCGCTGGTCAATACGGCCACGGGTGAAACGGTGGCTGGCGGCCTGACCGGCGACCGCTACAGTCAGGAGAACCGCGACACGGCGGCCTCGCTCGGTACCGCGGTCAAGCAACTTTCCGACCAGATGAGCAGCTCATACGGCATCACGCCGTATGGCAGATACATTGTCGGCACAGGCGACCGCGACGGGTACTTCTGGCAGACCAGCGAGCGGCACGAGTACGGCTCCGATGAAGCCTCCGTGCAGCAGATGCTCAAGGACGTTTCTCGCGACCTGCTGGAGAACAACGCCTGGCAGCTCCAGGGCAATCTGCGCACCACCTACAACACCGTCGGCACGGGTGACATCGACAAGCTGCTCCAGGCGCTCGACTGGACGAACACGACCTACAAGGCCTTCCAGGACAACCTCGACCCCGAGAAGCCGACGCAGTTCGCGCAGTCGCTGCAGCAGATCTCGGATGCCTATGGCCCGCTGATCGACAAGGCGCGCGAGTACGGGCTGGCGATCGAACCAATCGCCGACGTGATGCAGGAGCAGATCGGCAAGCTGACCGAGGCGCGCAACCTGCAATTCAACCAGATGATCGCGGGTTACAGCCTGACGGCGGCGCAGCTTCGCGGCGATACCGGCGCAACGCTGGGCCTGCAACTTCAGCAGTTCGACCTGCAGCGCACGGCCGACTACACGGCTCTGGTTGATCAGATCAAGGACATGGGCCTCGGGGCAGATCAGCTCACGCAAGCGGTGCGGTCCTTCGACGAGGTGAAGGATCTCCAGCGGCAGGCCGTCATCGACCAGTCCAATGCGGCCAAGGCGCAGCAGGAGGCGGCGGCAGCGCAGGAGCGGTCGGCTGCCGCCGGGAACGTCGTGAACGTCATGTCGGGCATCACCGATTACATTCGGAACCTTCGCGTCGGATCAGACAGCAGCCTGACCGCCTCTGCGCGCTTTTCGGAAGCCGAGCGCGTACTGCAAGCGGTGGGTGGGGCCGCCGCGGCCGGCGATTACAACAGCGCACGGCAGTTCACCTCCGTCGCCGATGCCTACCGCCAGGCTGCGGGTGCCTACGGTGCCGGCCCGGGCCGCGCTGCGGCGGACGCGCGTATCCTGGATTTCGCCGAGCGGATCAGCAGCGTGAGTGCGGACACCCTGACGATCTCGGCAATGGCCAGCATCGCGCGCGACCAAGCCACCGCGACCTCGGCACCCATCGTTGATGCTATCCAACAGCTGCGTGCGGAGAACCAAGCCCTCAGGCTGTCGCTGGACGGCTTCATGCGGCGGGCGTCATGACCGGCTTCCTGATCCCCGGCTCGGACGCGCCCGGCTCGGCGCCGCCCGGCCCCGACCGCTTGGCTGCCCGGTTCGTGCTGGCAGACCTGCCTAATGCGCCGGGCGAGTTCCTGATCGAGCTGGGCTCCGCTCCACCGGTGTCCGCGATGGACCTCGCCTCCCTTGGGCAGCCGGGCGGGCACGCTGTGGGCGGCCTGCCGGACGCGGCCGGGGCCGGCATCCCGGCTGGCACGGTGCTCCGCTACAGCCTCCGCGGCTGGATCGGGGAGCCGGGCGACGCGATGCGGCCGAACGCGCCTTTCCAGCCTCGGCTGGTCGAGCCGCCGGCTCTGGTGCGCTCGATTGGTGTCCTGCCCGAGGACGGCGCTCGCAGCAGCTTCAGCGCCGGCGAGGCGGTGCTGCGGAACGAAGATCGCGGGCTGGACCTGGTGGCGAGCGACTGGTCTCTCGCCGGCCGGCCGGCTGTGATCAGGCGGGGGCCGCACCGGACGCCGCTCCGCGCGGGCTACCGCGAGTTTGGCCGCGTCGCCGAGTTGCGCGTCGTCTCGGCCGTGCGCACGGCCGCCGACCGGATCACCGTCGCTCTGCGCGAGGCCAGCACGGACCTGAGCGTCCCGCTGGTGCCGCCCTATGCAGGGACGGGGGACCTGGAAGGGGACACCAGTCTCGCCGGGCAGCCGCGCCCCTGGCTGGGCGGCACGGTGTTCAACATTCCGGCCACGGCCCTGCTCGCGGGTGAGGGCATCTATCAGATCGCGGCGGTGCCGCTGGCGGCCGTCACCGGCGTGCGCGACCAGGGCGCGCCCTATGCCCTGATGGGCGACCATCCGACCCTCGCGGCCCTGCGCGCGGCGACGCTCACGGTGACGCAGTGCGCCACCTGCCTTAGCGCGGGGCTCATCCGTCTTGGCAGCGCACCGGTGGGGCAGGTCACCTGCGATGCCGTGGCAGCGGGTGGTCAAAGCCATGGAGAGATCGCCCTGGCGCTCCTGCGCGGTCCGGGAGGCCTTGGGGACGAGCGGATCGACCCTTCCGGCTGGCTGGGCGTGCTGCCGCCGGGAGTGGCCGGGTTCTACCGCTCCGGCGGGACAGTTACCCAGGCGATCGATGACATCGTGACCGCCTGCGCGGGCTGGTGGGGCGCCGATCGGCTCGGCCGCTATGCCGCGGGGCGGATCCCAGTTCCGGATAGGGCGGCGCCCGCCCTGGCACTCCGCTCCTGGATGCTGGACGGTGATCCCGTCGAGGTGCCCTGGACAGCCCGGAGATGGCGTCAACGGGTTGGCTACCGGCAACTCGGGCTTGTGCAGTCGGCGACCGACCTGGCCGGGCTGGCAGCGGACGATCCCGGGCAGGCGGCTCGGTATGGCACCGCCTTTGAGGTCGCGACGACCTTCGACCCGTTGACCTTCAGCAGCGCGCCGGGGGCAGGGGATCCGGCCCCGCTCGTCTCGGGCTTCGCTGGTGAGGCCGACGCCAAAGCGCTGGCCGATTATCTGCTGGCCCTGCACGCACCGCGCCGGCGCCGCTGGCGGCTGTCCCTGGGCCGCTACGGGCATCTACTGGATCTGGGGGACGTAGTGACCGTTGAGCATCCCTGGCTTTCCAGCCGGAACTGGGTCGCGGTCAGCCGCGACGATCGGGGGGATGCCGGGACCGTGGAGGTGTGGGGCTGATGGTGACGCTGATCTCGCCCCGGAGCTGGGGCGACGAGGCCGGGTGCATCATCGCGACCGACAGCGAGGTGGAGGGGCTCGGGGTGCGGTCCCTGCTCACCGCGATGCTGGCCGAGGTCTGGCGCCTTGGAACCGGGCCGACCCACACGCTGGACCTCACCCTGGCCGGGCCGCGCGCCGTGCGGGTGCTCGTGCTCTACGCGCCGCGCGACGGCGTCCTGCCGGACGGGGCGACCATCACGGCCAGGCTGAGCAGTGCCGCCCTCGGCGGGACCGATGCCGGCACCATCACCGCGCCACTGAGCATGCCCCAGGGCTACTGGTGCTGGGTCCTGCCTGCCGCGGCCACGGCTCGCTACCTCCGCCTGACCATCACCGGCGGCGCCGAGCCCTACCTGCAGTTCGGCCGGCTCTGGCTCGGCGATGCTCTGGTCAACGACCGCTTCTGGTCCGACGGCGAGTTCGACCCGGGCGTCTTCGACAGCGTGTCGGACCCGACCCGACGGCGCTTCCAGATCGCCCTCACCGCGCTGCTGCGCTCCCAGGCGGAAGCCTTGGAGGACATCGGCCTGCAGGTGGGCACGCAGGCGCAGTTGCTCGCCATCCCAAGGACCGACCGAGCCAACCGATCGGCCGTGCTCGGCAAGCTCACGGCCATCCCGGCGCCCCAGCCTCGGCAGGCATGGAGCCAGGACGGTCAGCTCTACCGCGCCACCCTCGCCATCCAGGAGGAACGCTGAATGGCGGATCTCGTCTACCTGCTCAACAACGCCCGCTTTCTGTCCGCGACGGAGGGCACGGGCGCCTACGGGCAGGGCGCCACGCCGACCGGCTATCTCGCCCCGGCGGCGGCCGGCGCGGTGTCGGGCCGGACCTACACATGGAAGGCGGAGAGCGAAGACGGCGCCACCTGGGAGCTGTTCTACGGCAAGTGGACCGCGGGCTCGCCCCCCACGGTCACGCGT